GCGTGGCAATCACGTCCGAGTATACTCCGGTTCCAGCAACGTGCTGCGCTTCACCGCAACCGTGTCGGCCACCTCCGGGTATTGCGGGTTTCAGTCGGACGGGCCGGTGAAGTGCGAGCTGCTGCGTTTGGGCGATGCTTGGACATATGAGCCCTACGAGGCGTTTGATGTGCGAATGCCGGATGGCACCACGAAGTCTTATGGCCGGATCAACCGCAGTGGAGTAACGTGGGATAACGAGTTTCAAGTGTTCACGCTGACCTCGGATGTGGAGGAGCTTTCCACTCGTAGCGAGGACATCTCCATGGACTACGACTTTTTTCATTCGGACATCATCCGGGTAGCCTGCGGCGGCAACTACACTGGCACCGTGATTCCAAGGGACATCAACGTCTGGATTTCCCGGCTGTTCTTTGGTGATTCGGACGGCTTTTGCGTCGTCTACTATCAGGATGTGGACAGCATGGTGTATTGGGCCAATGAAGCCGCTTACCGCTGGGGGCTCCGGGGTGTAGCGATCTGGTCGCTGGGCCAAGAGGACATGCGGCTTTGGGAGCACATGCCCAAACAAATATAATCTTATTATACGCAACTGCGCCTCTGCCTTTGGCAGGGGTGTTTTGTTATTAAAAACAGGAGGTTCTGATCATGAAAACGGTATGGAATTGGGTTCAGGTTGGCTTTGCCGGGGTAGGCGGATTTTTTGGGTGGTTCCTTGGAGGCATGGATGGCTTTCTTTACGCCTTAATTGCCTTTGTCGTACTCGACTACCTGACCGGCGTCATGTGTGCCATTGCGGACAAGGAACTTTCGAGCAATGTCGGTTTTAAGGGGATTTTCCGCAAAATCCTCATCTTCATGATGGTGGGCGTTGGCCATCTCGTGGACAGCCAGATCATTGGCGATGGCAGCGTTTTGCGTACAGCGGTGATTTTCTTCTATCTGAGCAACGAAGGGATTTCTCTGCTTGAAAACGCCGGGCACCTCGGCTTGCCGATTCCTGAGAAGCTCAAGGATGTACTGGCGCAGCTTCACAATGGCAATGACAAGGAGGGCGGCAAATGAATGTGCTCCTGCGAATGACCCGTGCGGAGAATACCGCGCAATATGGCACAGGAACTATAACGCTGGACATCGAGGAATACCTCTGCGGCGTGGTTCCTGCCGAGGTGTATGAGTCCTCCCACATGGATGCGCTCAAAGCGCAGGCCATCGCCGCCCGCACTTTTGCGGCAAAGCGGGCCATGGCTGGAACCGTGATGGATGATACCACCTCTTTTCAAGCCTACCGCTACAGCCTCGCAGCCAAGAGCCCGCGCAGCAGGCAGGCCGTTGAGGAAACACGCGGCCAGGTACTCTGCTACGACGGCTCCATAGTCGACTGTTTCTACTCCGCCTCTAACGGTGGCCTGACCAAGCGCAGCGGCGATGTGTGGAGCAAGCACTATCCCTATTATGTGAACAAAACCGACGAATGGGATGCTGCCGCCAATGTCGAGAAGCCGACCAAGGCCAGCCACGGCATCGGCCTCAGTCAGATCGGTGCAATGTGGGCGGCCAAGAACGGCGTTCCCTACACACAAATCCTCGCTTTTTATTATGACGGAACCGCCATTGTCGGAGATTACGGCAGTGGCGATTCTGTTTTTCCCGACGAGGAGGCTGAAAACAAAGGAGAGCCTACCATGAAATTGACTGTAAACTACATGACGCGGAATGACTGCTACACTGCCAATCGCAAGATCACGCCCTCCGGCATCATGGTCCACTCGACCGCCACTCCGGGCATCATGGCCGCTGCTTGGTTTTCGCGCTGGAACAAGTCCTACGCCAAGGGAGAAACCGACCGGCAGGTGTGCGTCCACGCTTTTCTCGATGATAAAGAAGTCTGTCAATACTTGCCGTGGAACCATCGCGGCTGGCACGCTGGCGGTACCGCCAACAATACGCATATCGGGTTTGAAATCTGCGAACCGGCGGGTTTCAAATACAGCGGTGGAGCCACCATGGTCGGCTATGACGCGGCGAAGAATGAGGCGTACTTCCGGGCGGCATGGAAAAATGCCGTGGAGCTATGCGTGATACTCTGCAAAATGTACGGACTGAATGAAGGCAACATCATCTGCCACAGTGAGGGATATAAAAAGGGCATCGCATCTAATCACGCGGATGTCATGCATTGGTTTCCCAAGCACGGCGAATCGATGGATACCTTTCGGGCTGCCGTCAAGAAAGCGCTGGCCAGCGGCGGCGCTGTCGATCCCAAGCCGGGACCGGAACCCGAGCCGACTCCCGGTACAATCGGGGAGGGCGCGCTCGTGGAGTTCAAGACTGGCACCACCCGCTACTACCCAGGTAGTAAGGAGGTTCCCGGTTGGGTCATTTCCGATTATTACCACCGGGTGACACAGGTGACCTCTGGCGGCAAGACCGTCACCAAGGGCAGGAAAGCCTGTGTTCTGCTCGGAAAGAAGGTCAGGAAGTCTAACGGTTCTGAGGAGGCCGGTATCAACACTTGGGTGGATAAGGATGTCCTGTCCAAAGTCGGCGGCGGTCAGGTCAAAGAAACCTATACCGTCTATACGGTAGCCAAAAGTGACTCCCTTTGGGGTATCGCACAGAAAAAGCTCGGCAGTGGTGCCAGATATCCGGAGATTATGTCCCTGAATGGGTTGTTCTCAACCACCATTCATGCGGGGCAGGTTTTGAAAATTCCAAAGTAAGGTCGGGGCGGTTGTGAGGAGCCGCCCTTCTTTTTTTCTCCATGGAGGTGATTGTTGTGACCAGAGAAGAGAAACAAAACATACAGGAAATGCGGCAGCAGGGTTTGAGCTATACGAAGATTGCGGATTCGCTCGGCCTTTCCGTGGGTACGGTAAAATCGTACTGCTGGCGCAACAGCCTGTCAGACAACGCTTCCAAAGATACGGAGAACGAAGATAACAAAGAAAAATGCAAACAATGCGGCAGGCTTCTGGAGCAAACGCCTAAAAGCAAGCCAAAATCCTTCTGTGACGACCGGTGCCGCCATGCGTGGTGGAGCGCTCACCGCGACCGACTGAACCGCAAGGCGATATATAAAATGTCCTGCGCAAACTGTGGTAGGCCGTTTGACAGCTATGGCAATCAAACCCGCAAATACTGCTGCCATGCCTGTTACATCGCGGGACGTTTCGAGAGGAAGGAGGCGCGTCCATGAATACGGATACCACGATGACGGCGGAGCAGTTTGACCGTGAAAAAAGCTATGGCGCGTCCCTTTCCCTCGCAAAATCGCTGCTTTCCAAGGGGTTGCTCACTAAAAAAGAGTACGCTAAAATTGATACAATTCTCAAGGGTAAATACCACCCGATTATTGGCGGTTTACCGACCGAAACTCCTTGACTTTTCGGGCTTTTAGAGTGATTAATGTAATGCTGAATCATTCGATTCAAGCACCCGGAAAGGAGGATTTTTTATGCGAGTGATAACGAAACTTGAACCTTCATTGCCGCAAATACCAACATTAAAACGTGTGGCGGCATACGCCCGCGTTTCCAGCGGCAAGGAGGCCATGCTTCATTCGCTGTCCGCACAGGTCAGTTATTACAGTGGGATGATCCAAAGGCGGCGCGATTGGCAATATGTCGGTGTTTATGCCGACGAGGCGCTCACCGGCACTAAGGATGAAAGGCCGGAGTTTCAGCGGTTGATGAACGACTGTAGAAACCGGCTGATTGACATGGTCATCACCAAATCCATCGCGCGATTTGCGAGGAATACGGTGACCATGCTGGAGGCAGTACGGGAACTGAAAGCACTCGGCATCGATGTGTATTTTGAAAAAGAGAATATTCACTCTATCAGCGGGGATGGCGAGGTAATGCTCACCATCCTCGCTTCTTATGCACAGGAAGAAAGCCGGTCGGTTTCAGAAAACTGCAAATGGCGCATTCGGAAACGCTTTGCAAATGGCGAACTGGTTAGCCTGCGGTTTATGTTCGGCTATCGCATTGTAAAAGGCGAAGTGGTGATTTACGAAAAAGAGGCCGCTGTTGTCCGCATGATTTTCGATGATTATATCGGCGGCATGGGCGGCAGCAAAATCGCTCAAAAGCTCAAGGCAATGAGCATTCCCGCGCTGCGCGGTGGCACATGGATCAGCGAGCGCGTGGTGGCCATCATCAAGAATGAAAAATATACCGGGAATGCGCTTCTGCAGAAAAAGTATGTGGCAGACCATCTGACAAAAAAAGAGGTCTGGAATAAAGGCGTGCTTCCCATGTATTTTGCGGAAGGCACCCACCCCGCTATCATTGACGCGGATACCTTTGAACGGGCGCAGACGGTCATGGAACAGCGTAGGCAGCAGTTCAAGACAGAAAAAGGCAGCAGCCCGAACCGGTATCCCTTTAGTGGGAAAATCCTTTGCGTCAACTGCGGAAAGAATTATAAGCGCAAAACCGCCTACGGGCAGGTGTATTGGAACTGCTCAACCTACCTGCAGTTAGGTAAAACGGCCTGTCCTGCAAAACAGATTCCCGATGACACCCTGCAGGCCGTTTCAGCGGATGCGCTCAGTCTTTCAGAATTTGATGCGGACATCTTCACTGAGCAGATTGCGGAGATTCAGGTGCCGGAAAATAACCGACTCCTTTTTATTTTCCGCAACGGGCGCAGGGTAGAAAAAACATGGACGGATAAATCCCGCAGAGACAGTTGGGATGACGCGATGCGTCAGGCGGCGCGGGAACGCCAGATTGAAAACGTGAAAAGGAGGAACCGCGAATGAGTACGGCAAGGGCGGTTACGGTGATACCGCCAAAACTCAATTTAACTTTGATACCGCTGAGTACGGAGTATATCAAAAAGCGCGTGGCTGCTTATGCGCGGGTATCGACTAACGACGAGGAGCAGCAAACCAGCTACGAAGCGCAGATCGATTATTATACACGGCATATACAGGCGAATGACGATTGGGAGTTCGTGGAGGTCTATACGGACGAAGGCATCAGTGCCACATCCACGAAAAAGCGCGATGGTTTCAAGCGGATGATTTCCGACGCTTTGAACGGTAAAATTGACCTTATCATTACGAAATCGGTCAGCCGATTTGCCCGCAATACGGTGGACACCCTGACAACGGTGCGCCAGCTCAAGGAAAAAGGTGTGGAGGTCTTTTTCGAGAAAGAAAATATTTACACGCTGGACAGCAAGGGCGAGCTGCTGATTACCATCATGAGTTCGCTGGCACAGGAAGAAAGCCGCAGTATTTCGGAAAACGTCACATGGGGCCAACGCAAGCGCTTTGCGGACGGCAAGGTTCACATGCCTTACAAACGCTTCCTCGGATATATCAAGGGCGGGGACGGTTTGCCGAAGATTGTGGAATCGGAAGCCGAAATTGTGCGGCTGATTTACAAACTGTACCTGCAGGGGAAAACACAGAATTATATTGCGCGATATTTGACCGGCAAGGGCATCCCCACCCCGGCCAAGAAGCAAGAATGGCGTGTTTCGACGGTTCTGAGTATTCTGCAAAACGAAAAATACAAGGGCGATGCCATTCTTCAAAAGAAGTTTACTGTGGATTTCCTCACAAAAAAACAAAAGGTCAACGAAGGTGAGGTTCCGCAATATTACGTTGAAAATTCCCATCCGGCCATCATCGAGCCGGAGGTGTTCGATTTGGTACAGGCTGAAATCAAGAAACGTAAAACCACGGGACGGCAGCAGAGCGGCATTGGCTGCTTTTCAAGCAAAATCGTCTGCGGCGAGTGCGGCGGCTTCTACGGTTCCAAGGTATGGCATTCCACAAGCAAATACCGGCGCACCATCTGGCAATGCAACAATAAATTCAAAAATGGTACGCACTGTAGCACACCGCATTTAACGGAGGACGCGCTGCAGCGGGCATTCGTCG